TGTGATCCCCGGCAGTTCCCTAATTGTGGTGCTCCTGGTTATGGCGATATTAGGTTATCGTGGCCTAAAAACATTGGCAGAGTACTTGAAAAGGTAAACCCTGATTACGTGCATATTGCTACCGAGGGTCCACTAGGCTTAGCTGCCCGTTGCTGGATGGACAAACATGGCTGGCGGTATAACACCAGCTATCACACCAAAATTCCAGAAGCACTTAAACGCTATTACAAAATTCCCGAATCATGGACTTACCGGTACTTGCGCTGGTTTCACAAGCATTCGGGCAAGGTGTTGACCACCACGGCTAGTATGGTAGCTGAGCTTAAAGAGCACGGCTTTTGTGGTAGTATTGTGCCTTGGACTCGTGGCGTAGACCGTCAACAATTTTACTTTGGTCCCGGCAGTGAGGTTGCAATGCCTACACTGCTATGGGTTGGCCGTGTGTCGGTGGAGAAAAGTTGCGAAGATTTTTGTAAGCTAGACTATTTTGGTGCCAAAAAGATTGTGGTAGGTGATGGACCGCAATTGAAGTACCTGGCTACAAAGTACCCTGAGGTAAAGTTTGTGGGTGTTAAGGTGGGCGATGAATTAGCCGACTACTATCGTAGTGCAGATTGTTTAGTATTTACCAGCCGCTGGGATACTTTTGGCATTGTAATGATCGAGGCTATGGCTTGTGGTACACCGGTAGCCGGTTATCCAGTTTGTGGCCCACAAGACGTAATTGAGCCCAATAAAACCGGTGCTGTTAGTGCTGACTTGAAACTGGCAGTGGTAAAAGCACTGGCAATTCCTAGACGTACGGTAGTAGTAAATAGTTATCGCTGGTCTTGGGAAAAGTGTTGGCAGATATTTGAATATAACTTAGTGAGGAGACTGTAATGAGTGATGAAAAGCTGCAAGAAGCACATGCCAAAGGTCAGCTAATTGAAAAGATTAGCTTTGCACTGCTACCACTGTTATTTACCTGCGTAGTCTACTTAATGACTGCACTGCAAAATTTGCAACATGACGTTACCATCTTAAACGGTAAAATTTCACTAGTAGTCACCAGCGATAATAAGCAGGCTACTAATACTGGTGCTGAGTTAGCACGTGAGAAACTGCGCCAAGATTTAGAAAAAGAAATCCAGGCAAATCGTGACCTAATCCACATAAACCGTGAACGTATTGTTATTCTAGAAGAAAAGATTAAGAAATGAACCTAAGCCCAACCACAGCACCTGCCGAGGTGCTAGCCATCTCGCCTGAGGCATTAGAGGTGGCTAATTGTTACTTACAGTGTCAAGATGCACGTGCTGTGGCTGATAACCTATGTTTGCCTATTGAAAGCGTCTCGGGCATTTTAGCTAGACGTGAAGTCAAATCGTATATTAACCAAGTTTTCTTTGACCTAGGCTTTAACAACCGCTTTAAAATGCGTAGTGCAATGGACGCCGTGTTGAAGCGCAAGTTTCAGGAAATGGAGGAGGCGGATGTAGGCAGCAATAAAGACATTGCTGAATTGCTTGCCTTATCACACAAAATGTCAATGGAATTATTGGACCGTGAAATTCAATTAGAAAAGCTGCGTATGGAGCGAGCAGGACCTAAATCGCAAGTAAACGTGCAGATTAATGAGGGTGGTGATGGTACTAAGTATGGAGCATTGATCTCAAAGCTCCTAGGTGATAAACTATAGGTGATATATATGGAACTAGATGTAGTAAAACTTATTGGCGAGTTGGGGTTTCCTATTGCTGCAGCTATTTCCGCAGGATACTTTGTATTTCTTACCCTAAAGTTTATTTTAGCTGGAGTAACTAGCAGTGTTAATGGTCTTTCGCAGATTACTGCTAGCTTAGACCAACGCATTGATACCATGACTGATGAACTGCAACGTATAGATGCGCAAATTAGCTATGCACTAGGTTTAAGTCCAGACTATATTCGCATTGCCCGCAGCGAGCTAAAAGATATAAGGAAAGACTAATGGACGTAATTGAAATTGTAAATCGTTACGGCTTTCCTATTTTAGCAGCCCTAGGCATGGGTTACCTAGTATACTATGTATGGACTTGGGTTACCCGTGAAATTAAACCAGTGCTTAGTAACGCTAATCAAACATTGGTAAAGCTAATAGACCGCATACGTGTCTTAGACAACGACTTAATCAGACTACATGAAAAGACCAGAGTAGTCTTACAACTACGCGGCAGATTAATTGAACTAGAACGCGTTATAGAAGACAAAAAGATCAACGAGGATACCCGTGCTTAAAGTTTCTAGACCTGACGTAGACTGCGACGAACTTACAGAGTTTTCACTAGAAAACAGATTTTTAAAATTACCAATAGAAAACTACTTAAAGTTATTAGGTGCTTGGGATTCGATGAATCGTCCACAGATTGCCTTAATCAATGCAATCAACAATCCCAAGTATAGATTTGTATGCGCTGCCTTAGCCAGACGCCTAGGCAAAACCTATATTGCTAATATTATTGCACAACTAGTCTCATTAGTACCAGGCTGCAATGTACTGATCATTTCGCCAAATTATAATTTATCCAGCATTTCCTTTGAACTGCAACGTAAGTTTATCAGACACTTTGACCTAGAAGTAGAACGTGATAACCTAAAAGACAAAGTAGTAGAATTGTCAAATGGTTCAACTATTAGGATGGGCTCCCTTAGCACAGTAGACTCTACAGTTGGACGCAGCTACCAAATTATCCTATTTGACGAGGCTGCATTGGGCGATGATGGCGAGTCGGCATTTAATGTGCAACTAAGACCTACACTAGACCGACCAAATTCAAAAGCTATCTTTATCTCCACTCCCCGCGGTCAGCAAAACTGGTTTTCAAAGTTTTATCAACGTGGCTATAGTAGTGAGTATCCAGAGTGGTGTAGTATCACTGCTGACTATACTGAGAATTCACGAATGGCTGAATCGGACGTGCAGGAAGCTAAGCGCAGCATGAGTAAAGCAGAATTTGAACAAGAATACTTGGCTAGCTTTAATGTGTTTGAAGGTCAGGTTTATAATTTTAGTCGTGAAATTGGAGTCTGTGAGTATGTTCACCAAGAAGGATGTGAGTATATTGCTGGCTGCGATCCCGGCTATCGTGATGCTACTGCTTTCGTGGTTATTAGTTATAACCCTTATACTGATCAGTTTCATGTGGTCGATGAATATTTAAAAAGTGAACAAACCACTGATAAACACGCAGAACAGTTTCGTGAACTAAATGACAAGTGGGGGGTAGAGGTAGTATTTATTGATTCAGCAGCAGCACAATTTGCCAGTGACCTTGCCTATACTTATAATATTAGTACCACTAAAGCTAAAAAAGACGTATTACCGGGCATTGCCTATGTGCAAACCTTAGTAGAAACTGGTAGACTTAAAATTGCTCCGCATTGTACTAATACACTAGGAGTAATGGACCAGTATCGTTGGGATAATCGTGAGGGACTACAACGCGAACGTCCAGTACATGATGAATACTCTCACATGGCAGATGCACTGCGTTATGCACTTTATACTTATACTATTTAGCTAATAAAAAATTTACGTTGACTTGTTGGTGCCTAGAGTGTACAATAGCTATATTATAAAAAATTATTGAGCAGAAATAATGGACCGAACTGAATACTACTTAGAACTAAAACGTGTTTTTGCCAGTGAGTTTAGTTTTTATTTAAAAGCAGCTAACTTTCACTGGAATGTAGAAGGCGAACCTTTTTACCAATTACACTTAATGTTAGAGCGTATCTATAACGAAGTTTTAGAGTCTATTGATACTTTTGCAGAAGAACTACGTGCTCTACAAATTGTAGCTCCTGCTAGTCTATCACAGTTTTCACAGCTAACCTATATCAGCGATGAAAATGCTCCAGGTGACTGGAAAGGTCTGCTGCAAGAGCTGTTACTAGATTCAGACATGATGGCTATGAAATTTCAACAGTTATTTATGATTGCAGAAGAATTTGGCGATCACGGACTATCAAACTTTTTAGCAGATCGTCAAGATGCACACAAAAAGCATTCATGGATGCTTCGCAGTTCACTTAAGTAATGGCAAAGAATACTAATAAGCGTATACCCGTTAAACACGTTAGAGATAAAGCCAAGTCAGCTTATACAAAGCAAGATCACTGCTATATCTGTAAAACAACCCAAGACTTGGAACTACATCATCTTCACAGTGTAACACTATTACTAGAGCGCTGGGCACAAAAGATGAGTTATGATATTTCAACTGATGAGGGTATTTTAGCTGTTAGGGATGAGTTTATTGATAGCCATCGGGTCGAGTTATACGAGCAGGTTTACACCCTATGTAATCCACATCATGTAGCGCTTCACGGTGTTTACGGTAAAACTCCTCAACCTGGCAGCGAACCCAAACAGCAGCGTTGGATTGAAATTCAGCGGGATAAATTACAGGGTAACCGTGAGATTCCTAAGCAAAGCTATGGAAGCTTCTTTAGCGAATTTTGTTAGGAAAAATCATGGGTTTAATTACAAATAGTATAGAGTGGATTCGTGAAAAGCTGAATCCTGCACAAGAACGAATTGCACAACAAGAAGGTACACACGTTAATACAACCAGCAAGCTGGCGTATAAACAAGCCTTTCAACAATTGCAAAGTGTAAATCGTAGTATTAACATGGTAGTAAGTGCATGTAGTTCACTAGACTACGATGTTAAAGATAAAGTACACGAAGGTGTTGTAAGTGGCATTAGGCAAAAGCAATTAACTACACTGCTTAACTATAGACCTAATCCCTACCAAAGTGCACAAGAATTTCGTCAAGCAATTTTTACTGATTTGTTGCTGGAGGGTAATGTATTTGTACATTTTGATGGTACTTTTATGTATCACCTACCAGCAGAACACGTAGAAATTTTAACTGACACAAAAACTTTTATCAGCGGCTATCGCTATAATGGTTGGATTGTATTTCCAGAAAAAGAAGTATTTCATTTTCGCGATGTTAGCTCACGCAGTATTTACCGCGGAGCTAGTAGACTAGAAGCTGCTCAAAGCAGTATTACTGTGCTGCAAAGCATGCATCAGTTTCAAGAACAATTTTTTGACAACGGTGCAGTATTTGGCTTAGTACTTACCAGTGATAATACCTTATCACAAGTAGCTAAAGAAAAAACTATTCAATACTGGCTACAACGATACAGTAGTAAAAGCGGCGGAAAACGCCCACTAATTTTAGACAGCGGTTTAAAACCACATCAGATTAGCAATCAAAATTTTAAAGATATGGATTTTGATCAGGCTATTAAAACTCATAATGAATTAATTATGCAATGCATAGGAGTTCCACCACTATTAGTAGACGGTGGAAACAATGCCAATATTTCTCCTAACCTACGGCTATTTTACCTAGAAACCGTAATGCCAATTATTCGCAAGTATAACAGTGCACTAGAGCGATTTTTTGGCTATGACGTGGAAGCAATTACGGCAAGTGTAAGCGCCCTACAGCCAGAACTAAAAGATATAGCCAGCTATCATGTATCACTAGTAAATGGTGGTATTATTACACCAAATGAAGCTAGAACAGAATTACGTTATGCAACAATTGAGGGTCAAGACGAACTACGTGTTCCTGCCAATATTGCTGGTAGTGCTGTTAATCCAGCTCAAGGAGGTCGCCCACCTTCTGCACCCAAAGAATAACAGGGAGAAATTATGGTAGATAAAAATAAAGTACTGCACCTTACTAGTGCTTTTACTAAAAGCATGGATCTACCTAGTGCCGGCGAAGCAATTGACAGTATCATGATCGAAGGTTACGCAAGTACCAATGATAGTGATAGGCAAGGGGACGTAGTCCCTACT